TAGGATACAACCTGTCTTTTACTTGCGTCAAGTAGACCCGAACTCGTATATGATACTGAATCTGGAGAAAGTCTTACGCCTTGATTAGTTCCTGCTCTCTCTTGATAGATGTAAAATTCTGAGACCTTCTCGACAACCTTTGCGCCTGTCACTGGGTCTTTTTTGTGTTTGACTTCCTTGACCTTACGAATCTTTGCGGCATCGATAGGACGGATTTCCTGAATACCAGCCTTGAGGTTTGATTCGTTTGCAACCAAGTGAAAATAGATACGGCCGTCCACATAGAATGAACGGAAGATGTCATGACCCAACTCATTAAACTTTATCATGTTATAGATGCCGTTGAATTCTTCGGTCATTTGTTTTTTGATTGAGTCCGATGTTTCAACCATATCGAGGTTCAACTCACACGATGAACCATCGTCACCAATGATTGATTCGTTGACGATATCTTCAATCGCAGCATCAACTTCTGGATGATGTGCAACACCACGATATTTTAGAATAAGTTGTTGATTGTCCTTTGCTTGAGACCCTTCCATGTCAATGTATTGACCATAGTGAGACCCTGAAGCAGTAACATACCCCACGCCATCTTCATCAGCGGGAGTCACAATTGATTTTAATTTTTCGTTCTCTTTAGGTTTAGTCTCGCCTGCTCTCTTGAGTTCGAAACCAAATAGTTTGAGAATACTATTGTCCTGTTCTGCCATTACCTATCCTGTTGTCAATAAAGGGGGTAGGGATGTTGCCCTACCCCCACTACTTATACCTCTATTAAGAGGTTGTGCCTGATTCCCAGTATTGAACCGCGAACTCAACTGTGAACTCCTCAACGGTGTCTACTGTTTCGTAATTAAGGTCAATTGCACTGACATTAATTGGAAACGCACCACGGAAGTTATATGTTTTCAGAACTGACTCATCTCTGTCCAGTTGCTCAACAACGAGGTCTGCTTGATAATCCACTGGATTGGTCAAACCTGTGTTTGCTTGGTGAGAGTTGATACCGTTCATCCAACGTTCCATAGAATTACGGATAGTGAAATCCGTGTCATTCAGGATAGTTGCAGTCCATGTTTCAAACGTGCGGTCTCCAGCGATTTTCAACTGGCGACCACGAAATGGGACTTCAATAACATTCATTACTGATGCTGGCAACTGTGCAGCCTTACAGAGGAATGATGTCAGTTCGACATCACCGCCTGCATAGCCTGGGAAGTTGACAGTGGCTCTGAAGAGATTAGGACGAGCGCCCCCACCTCTAAGTTTTGATTTGAAATCATCTACGCCTAAGATTGCCATTTTTCTTTACTCCCCTTATACCGTGCCTACAACTTCTTCAAACTCTACACCAGTTCTAACTGCGACAAAGTTCAATGTCACATAGTTGATAGAACGGGCAGGCTTGATGAAGATGCTTGCGATGAATTCGTTGCGGTCAACCACAGCAGGAGTGTTGTTCGTTTCGTCACAGACCACACGGAAGTCCGTGATACCACGGCGACCTTGAATCTCACGAAGGAACGGTTCAACGATATTAGTGAACTCTGCACGAGTAAACTCATCATTGAATTCGAACATCACGTTACGAGCAGCAAGCGCAATCGCACGTTCTACACCCAAGAAGAGACGACGAACATTGATTCGGTCAAATGCACTTGGACGCGATTCGTTCGTTTTGTCACCGAAGAGCATAATGCCTTCGCCTGGAATGTTTGCGATTGGGTTGATACCCACTTTGTAGAGAGCGTCTCTCTCTGCTTTGGATGGTGATACAATAATATCTGTGATACCAACATACCTACCACGTCTTGCACCAGCAGGAGAGAACCACGGTGCAGCAACCAAGTCGGTAGCAGCCATGAGACCCGCAGTGCTTGATGCAGCAGGGATTTTGATGTATTTGTCATTATACTTGTCAAATACTTTCAGATAGTTATTGTCTTGAACCAAGTAAGATGACTTGGTGTATGTGTTGTTACAGGCCAATACAGCAGCATTAGTGCCTGTTGTGACAACCGCAGCACGAGATGGTGATGCGACTGCAATACAGTCTTTACGAGTTGTTCCAGCGATTGCTACGAGGTCGTTTACAACCGTTGTCGCCGTTGTGTCTGTCAGAGACTCAGGAGCAATCAAGAAGTCAACTTCAATTGCGTCCGTATCTTCGAACTTATCGAAACCACGAAGAACATCATCAGTTCCCAAAGAACTTGAAGTCACACCAGAGGTGAACGACCATGTGCTTTGGGCAGATGAATATTTGAAGTCTGACTTAAAGTCTTCTGCGCCTGTTGTTGCATTTGAACCCCAGTTAGTGCCGATGAAGTCAGATACAGATGCGGAGTCACCTGTGTGACCTACACCAGCATAAACCCACTGGGACTGAAGTTTTAGAACGTCTTTGAAGTAGTTTGAAGTTCCATCACTTGCTTTTGCGTTTGTAGCAACAGACAAGAATGGGAAAGTTTCGAGGACTGTTCCAGCAGTCCCAGAGATAAGACCATCTTGGTCAATCACAGCAACGTGAATCTCATCGTTCTTACCACCAAGAGCGGATACAAAAGATGATGTGCCTGGAGCAGCATCAAAGTTTGATTTGTATGCCCACGCATCAAAGTTGGTTGCCCCACCATTATCGGAGTCAGAACCCACGATAGAGATTTGTAGAGAATTACCAATTGCGCCTGGATATTTGGCGATAAATGCACCGTCAGAACTGTCGAGTGACAATCCTTCGAATGCATCAAGATTGTTGATGGTTTGTGCATTCAAACTACCCAAGCTTGCGTGATTAGCGAGAGCGTTGACCCCATCGGAGTCTTGTTCGCGAACAACGTAAAGAGCGTTAGAATATCTTAGAAAATAAGCGGCAGAGTGGAAGTCTACCGTATTTGCATCGGTTGGTGCGGAGAATGTCGAAACAAGACCCGACTCATCTGAGACGAGAGTTGCAACTCCAACTGGCCCCCAACCGAAGTTTCCCACAAATGCGCCAGTGGAAGTTTGAACGTTAGGCACTACGCCCGTCAGGTCAATTTCCTTAACTGTTACAGCAGGGGAAGCGGATGGTGTAAAAAGTGCCATAACCTTTTCCTTTTTTCAGTGTTATTAATATGTTTTCATAATACGGTAGTTATATCAATACCTTTATTTATAATAAAAAGTTTTTTGATATTATTCCCAGTCTGTGACACCAATACCCTCATATGAGTGCCAACCAACGTTTTTGATTGCTTCTTGTTGCGCTTCATGTTCTTCATAGGCTGCGACACCATCGTCAATGAACCCTACAGGTGGAACATCGTCCTCAATCTCCTGCATTTTCTTCTCAAACATCATTTGTTTTAGGTTGATATCTGTCATATCTGAGAAGTATTGGGTGGATACAAAGAATCCAAACATCACCAAATTCATCATCAGGTCATCGTGGTTACCGTCAGATGCCTCGTATGACTGTCCTTTCGACACGAATGTGGAGATTTCCATGATAGTTTGTTCGTCTAAGATGTCCAGTTTCTTCTCTTCGAGGATATCTTTGATTGCAGAACAACCTAATCGTTTGACCTTTCTGTTCATTTCAATACCAATACGGTCTGCTTTCACCGCAGATTCCATATGGACATTATCATATTCTAAGTCTTGATATAGTCCGTTACAGACTAATGTGCCTTGGTCATTTGACTCAATAACAACATATGCATCATTATAGACTTTCGCATACTTATATATAATGTTGGGAAAGAGAATTGGAGAAATAGTATTGTTGCGATACACGGCCACCTGTTTGAAAGGTCTAGTGCCAATGTCGATTACCGTAAAGGTTGAATAATCCTGACCTCTCCCTTTGGACACATCAACAGTCATGATATACTCACGACTCTTGGTAGGTTCTTCATAGACCAGTAGGTCGCCACCTTCGAATACCTTTTTAGGTGGTTTTGCACGAAATGATAACAACGTCTCTGCGTTGATTAGGGTATCACCTGTTCCGAAGAAGGTGTTACCAAACTCTTGGTCAAACTGTAACTGAGAGGTGTTCGCAATCGTTTGTTCTTTCCATTTCTCGTCACGGCCTGGCACATCATACCAGTTCACCGTGAACGGCGTGAACTCGTTAACTTTTTGAACCGCTCCCTCCCAGATTTTATGGAATGTATTGCCAATGCCGTTTGCAGTTGACGTAATGATGACTTTTGTCTCTTTACCAGCAGAGACCACTGGATAGGTCGAAGTATAAAACTCATTCGCTCTTTCCACGAAGGCAAACTCATCAAGGAATAGTAGATTAACTGACATACCGCGAATGGAACTACCAGAGGTAGCACTGGCAATAATGCGACTGTTATTACTAAACTCAATAGAACCTTTGTTGAGTGCTTTACAGCCTGGTTGTAGAAAAAAGGGAAGATTTTCCAACATGAGAGTAACCCGTGCCAACATCTCACGAGCAACTGCCCCTTTGTTTGCGAGAACTGCAATCGTCTTCTCGCTATGAAAACAAGCATACCATAGTAGATAACCAACAGAACTAATCGACTTACCCGATTGACGACACGCAAGAACGATAGAAAACCTGTTATCATTAAAGTGCTTGAACATCTGCTCTTGATAAGGATACAAGTCGAAAGGGACTAGTCCATCATCAAGTGAGATAACTTTTAGGTAAGTCTTACAGAAGTATACAGGGTCTTTGCCACACTTGACATATTCCTTGACTTCTTCTTCTGTGAATTGATGTTGAACACCGTCCCGTTTAACATTGGGATTACCAAGATATGATTCATTCTGATTGGTCAGCATCAATCACCACTCCTGATTCAGCGTGAATCAGCCTTTGTAGGTCTGTCGTTGTGCCTACAAATAAGTTGTTCGTGGTGTTACCTAATTGTTTAGGTTCATCCTTCTGGTTAATGTCTTTGTTTTTCTTATTCAAATCCATCAGTTTGTCGTTGATATCTGCCATGTTTTTCATCATAGTAGACAACACTTCAAACGCACGAGGATGCTCTGATTCACGAGCAACTTCAATCATAAGTTCCATACTCTCTTTACCTTTTTCTAGTATCTCATAATAGGTATCACGAGAGTATTCATAATCACTTTTAATATTTTTCTGTTCACTCATTAACTACCATCACTATCTAATATTGTTTCAATAAATCCATAATCACTATCAGCATTGACCGTGTTCGGGTCAGGTGTAATCTTAATCTGTTCTATAAACACATCTGAGTCGGCAAGACCAGCATCCTGATTATATAGATTACCACGAACATCGCGAATAACTTTACTACCAGTATCTAGTGGGCCATGGAAGTTAATCTTCATCTCAAAATCGAGTGTGTAGATAATTGTTCTTCTGTCTCCAACCGCACCTTCGAAGTTGTCTTCCATGACTACACCCGTAAGTGTGACAGGGACATCTTCAACAAAAGACGGGATATCAGTGAAAGGTTTTACAGTGACCGTATATTGCGGCGTAAAGTATGGCAGGATTTGTTCTACAATCTGTAGGCCATCGTCCTGCGTCTTTGCATATATGTTCAACTGAAATGTAATATTATATGGTATCGAGGTATATAGTTTCTGTCTGGTCAGGTAACTATTCTCAATTGCCTTAGATATGTTGTTTACTTTTGGGAGTTGACGAGTTGCATCATAGGTCATACTCGTAATCTCAAACGACATACGAGGCAGTTTCAATGCGACCCTACGTTCTGCATCCTCACCATTTACCATCTGTTCTAGTCGCGCAATAAAGTTTCTCTTCGGTGCGTAGGACAGAGGTGCTTTGATTGTGGAGATTGTTTCGCCTGCACTATTCTTACGAAGCACATATAGATTATTGAACAACGAACCGAATACCGATACCGCAGTTCTTACTCTCTTGTGATAAAACCAAGTTCCAAACATTATTCAA